CCTCACGTTTTATCGCAAAGGAAAGTCATTGAACGGAAAGGAAAAGGTCATGACCGACCGCGAATCGAAACGATCGTGCAAGATGCAGCCGGCTCTTACGGCCCGCAAGTTGCAGAGTGGGCTTCAAGGGTTCTCGGTGTGGAGCTCATGCCCTGGCAACGGCACGTTCTCAATGGTCAGCTCAGCGTCAATGCCGATGGTCGATGGTGTAACGCATTGTCGCTCGTCAGTGTCGCGCGACAAAACGGCAAGACGGTTGCGCTCAAGGCGCTGCTGGGATGGTGGCTGACCGAGTATGCGCTTGAAGCCGGGCCGCAAACCATCCTGACCACGGCGCACCGACTCGACTTAGCGACTGCACTGTTTCAAGACTTGGCGCCGATACTTGAGGCAAAATTTGATACCAGAGCAGTTTGGGCCTACGGCCGCAACAGCATCAAGATTGGCGACTCAACGTGGCACGTCAAGGCAGCCAGGCCATCAAGCGGTCACGGCATGTCTTGCGACTTGATCGTCGTAGACGAATTATTCGGCGTCGATACAGAAACACTCGACATAGGTTTGCTGCCAACTCAACGCGCCAAACTGAACCCGCTGTGCTCGATGTGGTCAACGGCCGGCACCGAAGAATCCGATGCAATGATGCGTTGGCGCGAACAGGGAATACGCGCAATCGATGAGGGCAGCAACACCAACATTTACCTGGCTGAATATTCGCCGCCGCCAGATCTAGAACCGATGAGCGAGGCCGCGTGGGAGTACGCCAACCCGGCGCTCGGGCACACGCTAGATATTCGCACGATTGAGCGGGAGGCCAAGTCACCGAATCGTGCAGGGTTCTTGCGTTCTAGCGTCAATCTATGGGTACAAACAGAAAGCGCTTGGCTGTTGCCGGGGCTTTGGGAAACGTTGCGCAGCGACTCGCCATTATTGCCAGGCGGCGTGTTGACAGTCGAGGTAGCGCAAGACGAAGGCCGGTACGTCGCAGTACGTTGCAACGCCAACTCTGCTGGGATCCTAACTGCGACTGTCGCGTTCATGTGCGAGACACTCACGCAAGCGTTTGACAACATTCGAACGCAGATACGCGACAATCCCAATCTGATAGTTGCAATCAGTCCAACACTTGACATGCAATGCCCGACCGACTTGCAACGCAAACGCACTGTGGTCGGATACCAAGAAATAAAGCGGTACACGTCGGCGGTCAAACAAATGATCAACGAAAAACGGTTGGCGCATACAGGCGAAACGATGTTGGCCGAACACATCGGTCGCGCGGTTGCGGTACAAACACCGACAGGCGTAGCGCTCAGTTCAAAACGCAGCTCCGGGCCGATCGAGTTGGCGCGGTGTCTCGTGTGGGCGGTCGGTATGGCATCACGGCCGCGGCCGATGGTCAACCGACCTGTCATTGCATCGTCGGCGTAGACTCGGAGCACCATGCCGATTTTCTCACTCAAGCGTCAACCGATAACAGCCGTCAAGAACGACAACAGCATCGGTGTCGCCGCAGCGGCAGGCGACCCTTACGTCGGCAACTTCATGACGTACACGACCGGCTTCGACCGGCTGGCCGCCATCCAAATCCCGACCATCTCACGCGCACGCGACCTGATCTGCTCGATGGTCGGCTGCCTGGAGATCCGCCAATACGGCCGTCAATGGGTCGACGACGACTACGAGGACATCGACCTGCCCGACGACACATGGTTCCATCAACCCGACCCCAACGTCACGCGCAACTTCATGTTGTCATGGACTGTCGACGACCTAATGTTCTACGGCCGCGCATTCTGGATTGTCACCAGCCGCCTGGGCAACGGATTCCCCAACGCGTTCACGTGGATACCTGCCAGCAACGTGCAAACTCGTGACCAAGCCGGGCCCCAGTATTTCGGGCCGTCACGAAACGTGTTTTTCAACGGCTACGAACTCAACCCGAACGACGTCGTGCAATTCATCTCGCCAATCCAAGGCCTGCTCACGATGGGCGCCAGGGCGATCCGCACCAACCTCAACCTCGACACATCGGCAGAACGCTTTGCCAAAAATCAGACGCCGGCAGGCGTGCTCAAACAGACCGAAGGTGAGCCGCTGAGCGCCGAGGAACTGTCCGAAATGGCGGCTGCGTTCGCAGCTGCACGCAACAACAACGCCATCGCCGCACTCAACCAGTTCGTCGACTGGAAAGAGTCGTACATGGATCCGAGCAAACTGCAGTTGACCGAGGCACGCACCTACCAGGCGCTCGAAATGGCGCGCGTGGCGAACATTCCGCCGTACCTGGTGGGCGCACCGACAGGATCCGGCATGACGTACCAGAACGCGTTGCAAGCACGCCAAGACCTGTACCTGTTCGGCGCCAAACCGTTCATTGAATGCATCGAGCAAACCTTGTCGATGAACAACGTGACGCCGCGAGGCCGCTACATTTATCTGGACGTCGAGGCATACCTGGAGGAATACCAAGACGCTGGCGAGTCGGAAATCGCTGCACCGGCTCGCCAGCTACCCACCAATCAAGGAGACCAGGAATGATCAGGCTTACCGCTGACAAGACGTTCGTACTCGCCGAGGAAGGCGACAATCCGCGCACCATTTCGGGCATTGCCGTTCCGTGGGACACGGTCGCCACCGTATCGGACGGCACACGCGTCAAGTTCGAGCGCGGCAGCCTCCCGGTCACCGGCAAGAAGCCCAAGCTGCTCAAATACCACGACTCGTCGCAAATCGTGGGCGTCGTCACGGCACGCCTGGACAGTCAAGACGGCATGCTGTTCACCGCCAAAATCAGCAACACGACCGACGGCAACGACATGCTCGAGCTGGTCAAAGACGAGGCCATCGACTCGGTCTCGGTCGGCGTCGACGTCATCGACGCCAAGTACGACGACGACGGCACGATGGTCATTTCGTCCGCCGAGTGGGTAGAGTTGTCGCTAGTCGCAGTACCGGCGTTCAAGGGTGCTACGATTACAGAGGTTGCAGCGACCGAACCACAACAGGAGACACCAATGTCCGACAAGGTCGAAGCAACACCCGAAGTTCCCGCGCCTGCACCTGCACCGCAGTTGATCTGGGCCGAAGCCAAGCGCGAATTCAAGCTGCCGAGCGCCGCTGAATACATCAGCAAGCTGTGCACTGGTGGCGCAGTCGCGCAAGAGTTCCTGGCCAACATCCGCGCCGCAGCCCCGGACGTCACCACGGCCGACACTCCTGGCATCCTGCCCGAGCCCATCGTCGGTTCTCTGTACAACAGCCTGGTCGGTCGTCGCCCGGTAATGGACGCAATCGGCGTCCGCGCCATGCCCGGTGGCGGCAAAGTGTTCCGTCGCCCGAAGGTCACCACGCACACGACCATCGGCCTCAGCAACGGCGAAAACCAGCCGCTCGACGCAGGCACCTACGTGGTGTCCAACAATGACGTCACAAAGGCTGTTTACGGCGGCTACGTCAAGTTGTCCGAAGAGGACATCGACTGGACGGAACCGCAAGTGTTGTCCGGCCTCTTGGATGACATGGCACGCGAGTACGGCAAGCAGACCGAGGACGCAGTCGAAGCCGCGCTCAAGGCCGGCATCACGACCACGCGCGCCGCATTCGACACCACCGACCCGGCTCTTTGGGTCGCCTGGATCTACGGCGCGTCGCAGACCATCCTCAACGCCAGCACGCACCTGCCGACGCACATGTTCGTGTCGCCGTCGTTCTGGGGCGCACTCGGACAGCTCAGCGACACCGCCGACCGTCCGCTGTTCCCACAGATCGGCCCGATGAACGCTTTTGGCAACGTCTCGCCTGGCACGCTCGCCGGCAACGCGTTCGGCCTCCAGGTCGTCGTGTGCCCTTACGAGAGCGACTTCATGGCAATCGGCGCCGCAGACGGCTTCGAGATTTACGAACAGCAGAAGGGCGCAATCCAAGTCGAGGCCACCGACGGATCGTTGGCGCGCATCATCAAGTTCCGCGGCTACCTCGCGACGCTGATGATTGACGCCAGCAAGTTCGTCGAAATCGCCTAAGCAAGTTCCTTCCTCCAGGGACTGTCTGAGCGATGGCGACGTACACGGTCACCCATAAACAGGTGGTCGACAACGTCGCCGTCGTTCAGCTGCTCCAACCGCTGGAGTTCGAGGTCGGCCAGAGCATCACGATCAGCGGCATTAACGCCACTTGGAACGGCACGCACGTCATCCTGGCGCTGCCAGAGTATTACTTCACTGGCGTCTCAGAGCAGGGCGACTACGAGTACGACTACGACATAATCATTCCCAACCAGGTGCTGTTCGCGCTCACCACGGCCGACGCAGAACGTGCAGCCGCATCGGGCAGCGTCACGTATTCCGTGACCTGCACGTGGATTGCTATCGCCGACCTCGAGGACTACCTCGGCTACACCTTTACGACCCCAAGCGCCGATTACGACATCGCCACGATGGCGGTCGGTGCAGCCAACGCATTCGCATTTCGTAGGCGTCAGGAATCGGGCTACTGGGATTCGGCAAGCGTCGTACCGGGGCTTGATGTCAAGCTGGGCACCACGATGTACGCAGCGGTGCTGTACCGCGAGAAGGGCAGCGTCGAAGGCTTGGCGTCGTTTGATCCGCTGGCTGTCGGCGGCCCGGTGGCAGGCAACTTTGGTCAAATCATGCGCCTGCTCGGTGTCAACAAACCGCAGGTTGCCTGATGCCTGACTACCTGTTCAAAACGGGTTACGACCAGCTCGTAACCACGTTGCAAACCATTACCGGGCTGAAAGTGTTTGATGATCCGCGCACACTGAACCCACCATGCGCCCTGGTTGAGGCACCGACGATTTCGTTGAATACCAACGTCAACGCAGACATGGAATTCCGTGTCGTGATCATCGCGCCAGGCACCGGCGACAATCGCACACTTGACACGCTGCTTGATGCAGCCGATTTGGTGCGTGAAGCCAAGATCGGCCTGACAGCGGCACGCCCGACCACGATCACCTACGGCGGCATGGATTACAGCGCCTACGAGCTGACCATACGCACGAAAGTGAGCCCCTAGGGCTACTAGACTGCGGATTGGCTTGCAGCGAGCCTCCACTTCAAGGAGACACGTCACATGGCAGTTGCAAC